CGCACGTAGTATGTCTACAGCTTATCGTGTGGCCAGAAATCCTGCAGTACGTGCGGCTGCCAGATCAATGTGGAGAGGTGCACGACCGTACGCTAGACGTTTTTTTAAAAGAAAAAAAAATTTAGTTCAACTAAGACGTAATAAACGTCGGATTGGGTCTGAGCCCAATTCTTCTAATGGATTACGTCATTTGACGTTATCCAATACTCAACAGTCGCGTGCGACAAAAACTTTATATGTTCAAGAACTAGTTGACATGCCTAAATATTTAGGTGTAGGTGTCATCCAACGATCTCAACGTATTCGAGATACCGTTACTGTTAACGGTTTCAAATTTTGTCAACATACGGTTAACCGTACTCAGACACCTTTATATTTTCATTGGGCTATAGTCCAACGTAAGAATTCTTCCAATACCGATGCTACAGAATTAGCTGACGATCTTTTTCGATCACCATTGATTGGTATTCGATCAGTCGATGCTAGTACAGCATTAACTGGTATGGAATGGCATTGTAACAACATCAACACTGATTTAATGTACATTAAATGTCATTATAAACAAGTTATACAACCTAATAATGACACATCGACGAGTTATAATCCAAATATGCCAAATACTAATGATAGTGACCGTTATATTCACATTAATAAACAGTTTCGATTTGATCCTGTTAACGATGGTAAATGTGAGACACCATTACTTTTAGTTGTATGGTATTCACAACCAGACGAGATTAGTGGATCGAACCCACGAGGTGACGTACTATTTACGTCACAAAAAGGGCACATATATTTTAGAAATCCAAGAGTTTAACAATGCGGTCCAGTGGGTCCTATAGTTAAAAATTTTAGCTGTAATAAATGTTTAAGTTAAAGTTAAAGTATTGTTATCTATGTTATAAACTTTGTACCTGTCAGGAGTCATTTTAAACAAGTCCGGCCATTCGTTACACATAACGACAATATGTACTTTGTGCCTTAGGCATTTCATGGTACTACCGTACTTTCCACTCCACACGAGTCTGTCCTTCAACTGTTCAAACAGTCCGTATGAAACGAATTCCATCTTTCCACGTGGAATATTAAAAATAAAAATTTTTTTAGATACATCTACTGCGTAACTAAGGTCTGCTACTTTACCGACACCATTGAATACCTGTACGTCGTTCGGTAGTTTTGTCATCATTTGACGACAGAATGTTGTCTTACCTTTTCCACCTTCGATATCGACAATGAAGTTTACCACACGATCGTCGGCTTCTCCTTCGACGATGGACTCAAGCTCTCTTTGCCAGTGGTTGAACACGACGGGGTCGAAGGAGACGATATCGGCCCGAATTGCAATTGTCGCGGCAAGTCTCGGGTATTTGGTGAACCACACAGGGTACTCGAGCGCGATCTCACGGTCGGTTGGAGGTCGTTGATTGTCCTCGTGAAATTTGGTTGCCCACACAAAGACGTCGTCCAGGTCGGTTCTTTTTCCTTGTTTATCAGGGAAGTCCCCATGTTCATCGAAGTCCCCATCCTTTTGACAGTAATCTCTAGCTTGAACAGACGTTCCTCTAGTAAGCTCAAGGTGGCATCGATCTCCGATATGACGCTTGGCGAAATTGAATCGTTGCTGCCGATTGAAAATGACGAATCCTTGTAGGTGCGGCGTTCCACGGTTTCCGGTCTCTCTTGCGACAATACCATATCTTACTTTGGTGCGATCTTCTAACAATGAAGTTACTTGTGCTTTTTCGGCAGCGGTTGGGTTGTTTAAAGTAAAACAAAAACGCGAGGAGGTTGTGCGAGGAGCCATTTCAGAATATTGTGTGTGTATATGAAGTGAGTTAGGGTAATACTAACCTAACTCACTGATAACTTTTCTACTGTACACATAATTTTACTTACGAGCACGTGTCTACTATGCCAGCGATTCTTCCATATAAATCAGCTGCTTATAGGCGTGCGTACGGGGTCGTTAGACGCACAGCACGGTACCATCCATACGCACGTAGTATGTCTACAGCTTATCGTGTGGCCAGAAATCCTGCAGTACGTGCGGCTGCCAGATCAATGTGGAGAGGTGCACGACCGTACGCTAGACGTTTTTTTAAAAGAAAAAAAAAT